AAACATTACAATTAATGATGCTTTTGATCCTACATTAGTAGCGTCTCAAACAACTCCAGCTGTAAGAATAGGACAAACACTTATGTTGTCAGACAACGTAGCGGGTTCTACACTTAGCAATAAAGCAGTTGTAACAGCAGTTAATGTTGGTGGAAACCCATTAGTAATCACAGTAGCATTCTATGAGGCAACTCAATTAGTACCTAACGCTGGTTTAGGAGTTACTATGTTTATTTATGGATCTGAATTTAAAAAAGGTGAAGCTGGAATGGTAGGATCTTTAGAGGCAGATGATAAAATCTTTTCTAACAAGCCAATTATCTTAAAAGACACTTATGAAGTAAGTGGTTCTGATATGGCTCAAATTGGATGGATTGAAATTACTTCTGAGAATGGAGCGTCTGGATATCTTTGGTATTTAAAATCAGAGCATGAAACAAGATTAAGGTTTGAAGATTACTTAGAGACTTCAATGATTGAAGCAGTTCCTGCAGCTCAAGGTTCAGGTGCTGAGTCAGCATTAAGTACAGCAGCTGGTGGAGCAGGCGTTGTAAACGCAGGTTCTGAAGGTATCTTCTACGTTGTAAACGATAGAGGAAATGTTTGGGGTGGAGGAAACCCTGTAACACTTGCAGGATTTGACTCAGTAATTCAAAGACTTGATAAGCAAGGAGCTATTGAGGAAAATGTAATATTTGTAAACAGACAGTTTTCGTTTGATATTGACGATATGTTAGCAGCACAAAACTCTTACGGAGCGGGTGGTACTTCATATGGTTTATTTGACAACGATGCGGACATGGCTTTAAATCTTGGATTTACAGGATTTAGAAGAGGTTATGATTTTTACAAGTCTGATTGGAAATACTTAAACGATCCTACTATGAGAGGTGGTATAAACGCAGGTGCAGTTAACGGACTTTTAGTTCCAGCTGGATCAACGTCAGTATATGACCAAATCTTAGGCAAGAACGCTAAGAGACCTTTCCTTCATGTTAGATACAGAGCGTCTGAAACTGAAGATAGAAGATACAAAACTTGGATCACTGGTTCAGCTGGTGGAGCAAGAAGTTCTGACATCGACAAGATGCAAGTAAATTTCTTAAGTGAAAGAGCAGTATGTACTTTAGGTGCAAACAACTTCTTCTTATTCCAACAATAAGAAGTAAATAATAATTAGGGAGGGGTTAATTCTCCTCCCTTTTTTTAAAATTTAATTAAATTAAAATATAATAAAATGAAAAAAGAAAAATATACAGTTAAGACATATAGATTAAAACACAACAGAAAACCTTTATCTTATATGTTAGCTTCAAGACATTCAAAGCGATCTCCCCTACTACATTTTGACGAAGAAAACGGAATCAATAAACCTTTGCGTTACGCAAGAAATCAAAAATCTCCTTTTGAAGATGAGCAAGATGGCAACGCTATTTTAGAGCCAGTTGTTTTTGAAGAAGGAATGCTTGTGGTTCAAAAAGAAAACCAAGTATTACAAAAATTCTTACATTACCATCCTCAAAACGGTCAAGTGTTTGAAGAAGTGAATAAAGAAGTAGACGCAAGTCAAGACTTAGAAAGAGTAGAAAGAGAGTTGGATGCTCAAATTGCAGCAAAACAATTATCTACTGAAAGATTAATTATGGTTAGTAGAGTTTTAATAGGAGGCAATGTTGACAGGATGACTATTCCTGAATTAAAAAGAGACATTTTGCTTTACGCTAAACACGAACCTCAAGATTTTATGGACATACTTAACGATCCAATGCTTGATCTACAAGATACAGTTTATCAACTTTTTGATTCACAACTATTATCATTAAGAAATCAAAACAGAGATGTTTATTTTAATTTGCCTAAGAACAAAAAGAAATTATTAACTGTGCCATTTGGTGAAGAGTACTCTTATATTGTTGCATCGTATATGCAGTCTGATGAGGGAATTGAAACTTTTAAGTTGTTAAAAAAGTACTTAAATAAAGAATCAAAATAGTATTATCTTTGTAGCGAGAATATTCTCACAAAATCTTTAATATTATTATTTATTATGGAAAAATTTTTAAGAATTCCAGTTACAGGCGAACAAAAACAAATTGTTGCTGTGACGGATGTTAAGTTAGTAGAACAAGCTTCTACTGCTACTGTTACTTTGGCTTATGGCTCTGGTAAGGTTGTTACTATCACTCACGCAGCAATTGGTGCAAGTAGTGAGGCAATGAGAGATGAAGTTCAAACTGCAATCCTACAAGCCCTTGCGACAGGTTGGACAGCAGTTGCATACGACTACATCCCAAGCTCAGCAGTGAGCAATATAGATATAGCGTAATGTATAGTTCAATGCAAAAATACGTTGAAGTTGCAGTTCAAGACCAAGTCGCATCAGGAACTACAACTAATGATCAATCAGCAGCTTTAAAGCTGGAAGATAGCTCTGCATCTTTTGTTGCAGGTAATGTGGGTGATATTGTCTACGATACAACTGACGATAGAATGTATACGGTTACTGCTGTAGATAGCGCAACTGTATTATCTTTAGCGGCAGCAAGTACACCAGCTGGAACAGGTTTAAACACTGGAAAAGCCTATAAAATATATTCTAACACTTCATCATCAAAACAATTGATTGCAAGTGACGGGGTAGTTTTAGTGGAAAATTCACCAACTGATCCAATCAATAGCGAAGTAAATATTCAATATTGCGGGCCATCTGGTATAGTGATAGAGATAAAGCACTTGTCAGCAGCAGCTGGTAGTGAAGCTATGAGAGATGCTTTTCAAGATACCATAACGGGATCTTTAATTCAAGCATGGCCTTTAGTTAAATACGAATGGTCGTTACCTCCAAGTTTAATACTTGAGATAGCAAAAGTTTAATATAAACTAACAAGAAGAAGAAGAGGTTACAAAAAAAAGTAACCTCTTTTTTTTTCTTATCTTTGTAAAAACAACTTCCTTATGATAGATGATGTAAGAAATACAGTATTGGCTATAGCTAATAAAAATAACTATGGGTATATAAGTCCACAGGATTTTAATCTGTATTGCCAACAAGCGCAAATGGATTTGTTTGAAGATTACTTTTATCAATACAATAGCTGGATAACTAAACAAAATCAAAGAGTTTCAGGCACAGGATATGCTGATATAGTAAAGAGCTTGGAAGAGGTTATGGACTTTTTTTCTCAAGAAGTTTTTTTAGCACAGGTAGGGGTGGCAAATACATACTCGTTACCTTCAGACTATTACTTAATGAATAAACTGTTTTATTATCCAAATTCAGTAGCTGAGGGAACAAATACATTTGTAGCTGCGTTTAAGCTTACAGACTCAACTGCTGCTTTTTCTAATCTAACAAACCCAACAACTCCACCTATAGGAAGTATAATCGTAAACACAACTACAAATTCTCAGTGTTATGTAACTGCAATTGATAATGCAACTACTTTATCTATAAGTGCAAACATAATGAACTTAAATGATTCATATATAATTTACACTAACACAAATATATCTGAAGTAGAAAGAGTGAGTCAAAATAAGTTATTTTATCTAACAAGCTCACCACTTACCGCTCCAAGTAATCAATTTCCAGCGTATGTTTTAGGTGGGAATACAGTTACTATTTATCCGTCAACTATATTATCATCCACAAGTATAAAAGCACAGTATATAAGATACCCTAAGCCGCCTAAGTGGACTTACAGTATTATTAGTGCTACTGAGGGAACACCTGTGTTTAATGATACACAACCAGATTATCAAGACTTTGAATTACCTCTTTCTGACGAGCCAACTCTGGTGGCTAAGATATGTCAATATGTAGGAATAGAAATCAGAGAATCAGATGTTGTTGATTTTGGAACAGCACAAATAACAAACGAAAACCAAGAAGAAGGATAATATGGCATATATAACTGACTATCAATATTACGAAAACGGTGGAGCAAACCCTGAAAATGAAAATTGGGGGTCTTATCAATACGTTACTTTACAAGAAATTGTAAACAATTTTATGCTTATTTATCAAGGAAATAATGAGTTGTTAAATAATTTAAATCGTTATCAAGTTTTATTTTATGCTAAAAGAGGTATTCAAGAATTGAACTATGACGCTATGAAAGAAATTAAAATATTAGAACTTGAGGTGGGGGAAGATTTAAGATTTATTATGCCTCAAGATTATGTTAATTGGGTAAGAATATCTTTATATCAAGGCGGAATTCTTTATCCAATGACAGAAAATATACAAACTAATTGGGCTGGAGCTTATTTGCAAGATAATAATGCACGAATACTTTTTGATCAAGATGGTAATGTTTTGAAGCCTGAATATTCTACAGTAACATACGATAGAATACAAGGTAAGAAGAAATCTATTTATTTAAACACAGACAGTCCTTATCACAACTCTTTAGGATACTTTTTAGATGGAGCTTGGTTTTTTGATTATAATGTAGGAAGTCGCTTTGGTTTAAATACTGAAACTGCAAATGTTAATCCTACTTTTAGCATCAACAAACAATCAGGAGTTATTAATTTTGACTCTACTATGTCAGGAAGAATGGCTGTTTTAGAATACGTTTCAGATGGTATGGAAAGTGGAAATGATGCAGGTGTAAGCGTTAATAAATTGTTTGAAGATTACTTGTATGCATTTATTAGGTACTCGTTATTAAATGGTAGATTAGGAGTTCAAGAGTATATAGTTAATAGAGCAAGAAAAGATAAATCTTCTTTGCTTCGTAACGCTAAAATTAGATTGAGTAATATACATCCTGGTAGACTTTTAATGAATATGAGAGGACAGGATAAATGGATAAAGTAGTATGGATATAAAAAGCGTATCAACCTTTATTAAGGGTAGAATGAACAAGTCCGTGGATGAAAGAATTCTTCCACAGGGCGAGTATGTCGATGCACTGAACGTAAGAGTAGGTGCAACCGAAACTACTGAAGTTGGGGCTTTAGAGAACTCTGTAGGGAATGAATTACTTACTAATTTAAGATTTAGAAATGTAGAGCTTTCAGCACAAGCGAGATGTATAGGGGCTTTAGAAGATGGTATGAACGAAACTCTCTATTGGTTTGTTCACGATCCAGCTCATCCTCAAGCGCCAAATCCACCAAACAAAGTTGATTTGATTGTTTCTTACAATACTACTACTGAAATAACTCGATACCATGTAGAGAGTACAAGTGTTTTAAATTTTGATCCTTCTTTTTTAATTACAGGCGTTGATTTAATTGAAAACTTATTGTTTTTTACGGATGACTTTAATCCTCCAAGAAAAATTAATGTTAATTTTAATTATCCATCACCTACAATTGCAGGGGCAATAGATCAAATTGTAGAAGAAGATTTAAGTGTTATTGTAAAACCCCCAGGGTTTCAAGATGCTGCCTTGGTTGCTGTTCCTAATGCTGAAACATTAACATCACCAAACGTAAGGTTAATACGAATCGTAAATCAAGAAAATTATTTGCAAGATAAATTTGTTTCTTTTGCTTATAGATATAGATATTTAAATTCTGAATTTAGCGCAACCTCTCTATTTACATTACCAGCTTTTTCACCAGGAAGATTTATTTTTAGCTACGAAAATTATAATAATGAATCTATGCAAAATAGGTTTAATGGAGCTGAAATAACTTTTAACACAGGGTCAGAAAGGGTTATTGAAATAGATGTGTTATACAAGTTTTCTAATAGTACTACTATATTTAAAATAGACGCTTACAACAAAAACAATTTAGGATGGGGTAATAATCAAGACAGAACTATTGAGTTTTCTAACAGTAAAATTTATACTGTTTTGGGTAGTGACGAAATACTAAGATTATACGACAATGTTCCTCACTTAGCAAAAGCACAAACAATTATGGCGAATAGGTTAATATATGGAAATTATGTTGACGGTTATAATATTAGTGCGTTATCTTCTGATGGAGCTAAAATTACTCCAAACTATACAGTACAACAAATTTCAGATCAGGTGGGTTTATTTTTTACACCTTACCCTACGTTGTCTTCACAGCTTTATGAAATTAATCCTTTAGGAAACATAACTATTCAACAAAGTTCTGCTTTGTTTGATTTAGATAGTATAAAAACAGAACTAAAAAGCGGATCGCAATTAATAATTAGAATGGAGTTGACTACTGCAGCTAAAAACGCAAGGTCTCAAAACAACACTACGTTAGGATTTACCGTGTGTACAGCAACTGCACTACCTTCCCCTGCTTGTCTTCAATGGAATGAAGGGATAACAAGCGGATCGGTTCAGGTAGAGTGTTTTGTAGACTTAACACAAACCTATACTGGTGCTTCTGCAGTTTATGATTTTTTATTGTCTGATGATTTTCAAAATGCAATAGGAACAATAGAAGGGGTAAATTTTCAACCAATGGCAACTGCTGCTTCTGGATATTCTTTAACAGATAGTTTTAATACCAATGTTTTAGTTCAGTCGGGATACAGCAAAGTTATTAGCTCAATAAATAGTTCAACCAATATGCAAGGCTTTGGTATAGATGTTACAGGCCCTGCAAACACAACAGTAAAACTTACTTCTTTAGCAATGGAATCTCAAGTTAATGACGGTACATTTACTATAAGCAGCTATGAGTATTTTACTGTAACAAACGCAAGTATGTCTTTGTTTACTGATGCAGATCAAGGAAGTTTACATAGTAATAGAGATTACGAGGTAGGGTTAGTCTATATGGATGAATATGCAAGAGCTTCTACTGTTTTAGTTTCTCAAAACAATACTAAGTTTGTTCCTCCAGTAAACTCTATTTTAAGAAACAGATTGCAAGTTACATTAGAAAGTAATCCACCATATTGGGCAAAAAGATGGAAGTATGTTGTAAAACCAAGCGCTACAAATTACGAAACAGTTTATACAAATTTTTTCGTACAAAGTCCTGACGGTACTTTTTGGTGTAAATTAGAGGGAGATAACGCTGATAAAATAAAATCAGGGCAAACTCTATTATGCAAAAGAGATGCTGAAGGAGCAGTTCCAGACGAAGTTCAAGTAGAGGTTTTACAGGCACAGGCTCAGGAAAGAGATTTTGCTGGAAGTACAGCTATACCCGCTACACAACCCCCTGGGTTCTACATGAACATTAACGCTTTAAATATAGTGTTGTCAGATTCTTTAGTTCCTACTACTTGGGTAAAATCAAAAAACGAAAGCAACAACACTACCGTTAAATGTCAAGCAGTAGATAAATTTCCTTTGTTTTATGACTCTGCGTATGTGCAAGGAGGGTCTACAGGAGCTACGACAAACATAGACATTCCTGCAGGCACATCTATAACAATTACATACCATGCGTGGCGAGACGCTTCAAGTTTTGGAGTTGAAAGAATTGACTATTACTACGAAGAAACATTTACTGCTTCTCAAAATTTTAGTAATTTATATACTTGGTGGTCAGCTGCTACTCCTGATTTAAACAATGGAATTAACAGCGGTGATTTAGCTAACGGAGGAACTTATAATGTAAATTACACACCTGCGCTTGGAGACGCAGCTAATCTTGCTTTTGATTCAAGTATTGATTGTAGTGCTTCTACAACTACCTGTGTACCTCCATGTGTTACAAGTAACAGTAATTATTGTCCTGGAAGCTGGTGGGGTAACTTTCAGTTTGCTTCAGACGATCCAACTGATCCTGCATCCCCATTGTATTTAGCGTGGAGATTAGGTATTAAAAAAGGAAATGGTAAAAGAGGTAGATCAACTTTAAAAATAAGTATCATTCAAGGAGGTAATCTTGTGGTATTTGAAACTCAACCAACAATAGCAAATGCAGAATTATTTTTTGATTCACCTAAAAGTTATCCAATAATAGGAGGATTACACTCTGTAGGCAGCGTAGTAGCTCAAAGCATAAACACTACTCCTATTACAGCAAATCAATTAAACGATTCTACAGGTCAATTTACCGCTTCTGTTTCTGTAGGAGATTTTGTTTATAACACATCTACTTCTCCTGTTACAACAGCTACGGTATCTGCTGTAAATTCACCAACAAGTTTAACCTTAAATGCTAATATTTTTCAGGCGATTGGACAAGAATATAGTATTGTACATAATAATGCACAAGACCAAAACCAAACCCCGACTCAAGCGTCTATAATTCAACTACCTTTTATCAACTGTTACTCTTTTGGTAATGGTGTAGAAAGTTTTAAAATACAGGATGCTTTAGAGGGGATGCCAATGAGTTTAGGAGAAAGAGTTCTTGCTGTTTCTAATACAGAATTTAAAGAAGCAAATAGATTTGCAGGACTAACATACAGCGGTATATTTAGTGGGCCATCTAATTTTAACAACTTAAACGAGTTTAATTTAGGTTTAGTAAACTTTAAAGACTTAGAAACATTTTTTGGAGAAATACAAGTGTTACACGCCAGAAGAACAGATATACTTGTGTTGCAAGAAGATAGAATTTCTTATGTGCTTGCTGGAAAAAACATATTAACAGATGCTATTGGTGGAGGAACTGTAACCTCTGTTCCTGAAGTTTTAGGAGAGCAGGTGGCAAGAATTGAAGAGTATGGAAATAGTTTTAACCCTGAAAGCTTTGCAGCTTGGGGTGGAGATATGTATTTTACAGACACTAAAAGAGGTGCTGTTTTAAGGCTAACAGGAAGCTCTTTACAAAACGATCAGTTAACCGTTATTTCAGAACAAGGAATGAGATCTTGGTTTAGAGATGAATTTTATCTTTCTCTTAATACACAAAAATTAGGAGGTTATGATCCTTATATGGACGAATATGTTTTAGCTACAAATGATATAAAAATTCCTTTTCCAGTTCCTAATGTTCCTTGTGGCACATTAATAGAAGACGCAACTTGTGTTTCTAATGTTACTTGGACTGTAGATGTGGGAAATGTTATAGGTAATATACCTGTAACAATAACTGTTGGGTCTGTAGGTTCAGGAGGTTGTTTATTTAATTTTGTTTACAATGGAGTTACTTATGGCCCTACTCCTAATCCTGTGGTAGCTGCAGGTACATATACTTTTACAATTCCTAAACCAACAGCTACTCCTAATATTGTTAATGTAGAAGTTGATGCTGTAGGATCTTCTTGTGACTTTGCTGTTTTAGTAGAGTGTCCTACTGAGGTAGAGCTTACGGTTATTAAAGTAGTTTTAAATGCTCCAGATGATTTTGGAAAAACTATACACGCTGAATATTTTTGGGATAATGGAACAACTATTAGCCCTATATCAAGTGATCCAGTAGTTTTAAATAACGACCCTACTATTGCCGCTGCTTATCTTCAGTTGTCTGGAGTAAGATCAATAGGAGTTATACCATATGATGGTGTAAACCTAAGCATACAAACAAACAAAATAGGTAGTGATAGCTTTGATTTTAGCTTAAGTCAAGATAAATTATACTGGCTTTCCAGCCCTACGTTATTTGCAAATACAACAACAGATATAGCTCTTCTTTTAGGTCAATCATTAAATCAAGTTACTGTAACAAACCCAGTAATAAATGTTTTCAGAGGTGTGCAAAACAATGCGTCAATACCTCTTAGTAATCAGTATCTATATTTAATTTATGACTTAAGAACGGTTGCTTCGCAGTTTTTATGCTACGATAACACTTCTTCGCAAGCGGCTTGTTGTGATTGTGTTGTGCCTTGCACATCCTTTACAGCGTCTATTGTTGGTAATAATCCAAACATAGTTTGTAATCAACTTATAGATCAGACATATTATTTTTCTGGACAAGGGTCTGTACCAATAGTGGGTGATTTAGTTTTTTCAGACAGCACTTGCTCAGGAACAGCAACTGTGTTACAAACAGGTTTTTACAAATTTAACACTACGCAGGTAATGGAGATCAATACAAACGGTGTAGTAATTTCAATAAATAATTGTTAATTTAGCAAAAGATGGCAACATACGGACAATACTTTTATGACGGATTAAATTTTGCAACTTGTACAAGTGTGTATACAGATGCAGCTTTAACTATAGTAGCTCCTGATGGATGGTATTCTCAAGGAGGTATATTTAGAGAAATGTTAAATGGTATCTTGTTAGCAGCCACACCATGCCCGTCCTGTACAGTTCCTTGTGGAACTCCAATAAACGCAAGCGGTGGCTTTGGTGTGTATAGAGCAACTTTTAATTTTGGAACACAAAAAGGTGCAGCAGTAATAAATTTTAATGTAGGAAATAATGACAATCCTATTCCAGATAAATTAACATGGACGTTTAACGGTCAGTCTGCTTCTGAATATTCTTCAGTATTAGGAGGTTACCTGTCTGGATTTATTGGAGCTGCAGATCAAGACACAAGTGGTTTTGCGTGTAGCTGTTGTAGTGATTGTAACACAACAGTATATGGAGCTAATGGAATTACAGACACATCAGGTAGTAACGGTGTTTCTCAACCCAATGTGCCTATTTATGAATTTACTGGAGGGCAATTTCAAGTAGCTCAAGGTCAAACAGCTCAAATAAACGCTTGGAGTGGAAACAACTCTCCAGATCAATCTTTATCTACTTGCTCTTCTAATGGTGTACCAAGTATTCCTTACAGGGTTTTTAACGCAACTATGGTAGTTCCAGTTCCTCCAAGCGCTTCTGATACAGATGTCTCTATAGAAATTGAAGCTCCTTGTACAAGTACGTTTTTTGCATTTACTGTGAACTGTCCTACTTTATTAACAGGATTTGCATCTACAGCACTACAAAGCAGTGAAGCTAATGCTTGTACATCTGTTAAAAATACAACTATTTATCATGTGGGAGTAAACACTTTAGGTATTAGTCAAAGACCAGTTACTCAAGGCGGCCCAGTTGTTGCTACGCCTGACACACAAATGGGAATACATGATTGGGTTTTTTCTGATCAACATGGAGTAACGCCAATAGCTACAGGATGGTATGGAATTACAAACCTTATTGCAGGGGTAATTACAAGTCAAGCTATATTTGTTTCTACTGATGGTATTATCACAACAATAAACACCTGTGTTTCTTGTAATAACTTTATATTTATTTCAGGAGTTCAATCGGCTTGTGATACTTTTTGTGATGGAACAAATAGAACAATACCTTTACAAAAACAAACTACATCTTGTCAAACGTATTTAACAGTTTCTATTGGTAGTGTTATTGACGGAGCAGCTCTTACGCCTGGATGGTATGCATATGCAGCCACAAGTACTGATACAGCTACTGGGACTTTTAGAATGATGTTAATAGGAAACTCTAATAATATAACAAATCTTCAACAATGTAATGGAGCTAACTGTATATCAATTTAAATTATGGCAGACTACACTTTAACATATAACCCAGATAATCAAGGATGGCCTTCTTTTTATAGTTATCTTCCTGACTACATAATAGGTATGAATAGCTACCTCTATACGTTTGATGGAGGTAATCTTTACCGTCATAATACAAATCCATTTAGAAATGTATATTATGGTAGTCTTGCGGCATCTACTGTTACCAGTGTTATAAATTCAAATCCTTTAGAGATTAAACTTTTTAAGACTATGTCTTATGAGTCTAATACAACTGCAGCAGATTCTTCACAAGCAGCATGGGAGGTAACAGCTTTATCAACCGATTTAAGCCAAGGCTCTATGTTAAGAACATATTTTGTACAAAAAGAAGGAGAATGGTTTTCGTATATAAGAAACAATAGCGATACTCTTAATTTTAGACTTAGGTCAGCTCACGGTATTGGCGCTTGCACAGTTGTAACAGGAGCGTTAACAAATGCTTGTGTAATTGAATTTAGTAAACCTCCAGGATACATCATAAGTGTAGGGGATGCTGTTTATAAAACCAATAGTACGCAACCACCAGCTATATCTTCAGATCCAACTCTTATAGGAAGCGTTACTTCAGTTAATAATACTGTAATACCTTATAGTATTACTATTGACAATCTAAACGCTACAGCACCTCCAATTTATCCAGCGCCAGTTGCAACAGACTTAATTTTGTATTACAAAAACCCTGTAGCAGAAAGTTTAGGGGCAAGAGGATATTTCATGGAATATACGCTTAGAAGCTTTACCACCTCTGCAGTCGAAATATTTTCTGTCTCAGGAAGTGTTATGAAAAGTTTTCCATAGAATTTTTGTATCTTTGTTTAAATTAACATTAATGAAGCAAAGCAAAACTGCAATAGCGAAGGCGGTATTAGGTGAAATATCTAATAAACGAGGAATGATGTGGGAGAAAATAGCTGAGTTTCAAGAACAAGTAAATAAAATAGAAGGTGTTATAGTTCACAAAGCAGGAGAAGAAAGAACTGAAATAGAAGAATATCATACACCTTTAAAACAAAATCTTGAAGGCGGCTTATATACAAGAGAGTTATTTATGCCTAAAGGAGCAGTTATAGTAAGTATGATACATAAGCAACAACACCCTTCTTTTTTATTAAAAGGTGAGTTATCATATTTAAATGATGAAGGAGAAATAAAAAAAATAAAAGCACCATCAACTGTGTTTACGCAAAAGGGAACTCAAAGAGTTTTTTATGTTCACAAAGATAGCGAATGGTGTTGTGTTTATAAAACAGATGCTAAAACATTTCAAGAGGCTGAGGCAGATGTTTATGTAGATAAATTTACAGAGTTACCAGAAGAATTAATTAATAAAACAAAAAAACTATGGCAGGCCCAGCAGCAGTAATATTGGCAGGAGTAGCGGCAGTAGGTGCTTTAACAAGCGCAGGAATGTCTTTTGGACAAGCAGCTGCGCAAAGAAGAGCAGCAAAAGAAGCTCAAGATAAATCAGACGCAATGTTAAGAGAAGCAAAAAAACGTTTAGAAGTAAACTTTTTTGAAGGATTAAATGTTCCGTTAGATGCATATGAAAAACAAAGAGAAATGTCTATCTTAGGAACACAGACTGCAATACAAGCTTTGCAAGAGGGTGATCCAAGAAACTTAGCTGCAGGTGTAGGTAGGGTTGGTCAAGTAGCTTCTGCTGCAGACGAAAAAATGAGGATTGGACTTGCTGATGATTTATATAAAAACAGAACAATGAAGGCTGAATCTAAGGCTGATATTAATGATCAGTTAATTAACTTAAGTTTAGGTCAAGGTAAGCAACAAAGTCAAATGGCGCAAAGCTCCAAAGAAGCAGCTAACGCAGCAGTAATTGCTGGTATTAGTTCTATAGGCGAGGCGGCAGCTACTGGTATTGATGCTTTACCATTGTTTGGGAAAGGAAAAACAAATAAACAAATATCAGATATAGCTAAGTCTTTAAAAGAAAATGATTTATACAAAAACTATTCTGAAGCAGATATATCTTCAATATTAAGAAACAAAGCCACTAAAGAACAGATAAGCGCCTACTCTGATGACGCAACAAAGATAGACTTTTTAAAGGGGTTGTTTCCTGAAATATATTAATAAAGATTTTTAAAAATGGCAAGAACAGTATCAGATTTTGATTTAACACCAAATAAGGGAGCTAACGACCAAATTGATTGGGGTAGTGTTGCTACTAAATTTAGCTCTAATATTACTGATGCACTTAATAGAAGAGAAGCTCGTAAAAAAGCTATAGCTGATCAGTATTCTAAACAAGCAGATAAACTATCTGTAATTGGCGAATCGGATGATCCTACAATTCAAGCTCAATTAGTAAAAGCTTCTCAAGCTTCTATGCGTGAGCTTTCAGATAGATATGATTTAGTAAAAAATGGATTACTATCTCCAGAAGAATTTTCTTTATTTCAAACTAATCAAAAAGCAGACTACAAAACAACATCTATGTATATGAAAGGCATGGGTAAATGGGTAGAAAATATAAAACAAAAAATAGATAACAATAACGCTTTAGAAGAAGAGATATACTTATACGACTATTTAACTAAGTATGGTGGTTTACAAGGCGTAGAGCTTAGTACAGGAAAAAACGGAAGGTTAGTTTATAGAACTCAAAAAAATACTTTAACAATAGACGATGCTAAAAAATTATTAGCACAACAAAGTGGAGTGTCAGGTAATCCTGGCGGTATTGATCAAATAAGTGATGAAGACGCTAAGGCGTTTATAAAAGCAAATCCTGTTTATGAAGATGGTGTGTTTGAAGAGGGAAGGGCTAACAATATGAATGTTCAAGATTTATATAAATTATTTAGTTATAGAGGTAATCCAGGGGTAGTTGTAGACACCACTGGCGCTATTGCGGAACAAGTAAAAGTTTTAGGAGATTACTCAAGAAGCTTTTTCAATAAAGATACAGGTATTACAACTACGATTACAGATGTAAGAAACGCTCCAGGTACTGATGATAAAACTCCAGGAGGAGCATTTAGAGAGTCAGTAAAAATTCTACAAGACAAGTTGGCTACATCAGACGGTGAGGTTGTACAGGTTCTTACAACATTGGGCGGTTATAGATTAGCTACAGATGCTGAAGATGCTAAAAGTAAATATGGAGACGATGTAGATTTGTCTCAAATAATTTTTACAGACTATACAAATGGCGAGATAAGTTATTCTAACTTAAATGGCAAAAAAGCTATTGCTGATAAAATTATAGAAAAAGAATTTGATAGACAGCTGGATTCAACTAAAGTGTCTTCTGCTCCTAACACAGCTTATTTAAAGTGGTCTGAAGGTAAAGCAGAAGAAGCAGAAGAGTTAACAACATATGTTAACGCTATAGAGAAGATGATAACGACAGATGACATAGAGGAGTATAATTCTCAAGCTCGTTTACTAATTCAAAGAGTAAACTCTTCTGGTAAATTAGGGAATGTAAAATTAAATGCTATAAGAAGAAAAGATAATTCTTATGTTTTAGTTTTCCAAGATGAATTTAATAGAACTTTTGAAGAAACTCCTATACAAATTACTCAAGGAGAAGGCACTCTAAAACTTCACGAAGCCCTGTTCTCTTTAATTAATCCTACTGATGTTACATTTGATATTTACAAAGGAGCATTAGAGACTGAAGGAACAATTGCTATTAACACGCAAGATTATGAAAGAGCTAAACCTCCTATTTCTGTATACGGTATGGAAGATGTGGTGTTCGGAGAAACATCAACTACTTTTGATTACTTAAAAGAAAAGTTTGATAACAATGTAAGAAGTGGAGATATGAATAAGCTTCCAGGTACAGTAGAGGCTGTATTTGACGCACTCTATGCTGGTACTGGTCTTGAAGGTCAAGTCGAAGTAAGTTTTATAAATTCAAACGATGAAGATGGGTTACGAGTAATAATTGGTGGAGTTGATTACACTAAGGATATTAACTGGACATCAAGCGGTGGTATGGAAGAAGGTTTGGGTGGAATAAGTGTTGAAACTTTAAACTCTAAAATACACGAAGTTTATAAAAAAGCTATTAAAGCAAATAGTGGAGGATCTCGTTCAAACACTGAGAGCAGAGGAGAGTTAGATCCAGTTGTTATGGGTAGCCCTGTAATAAATGAAACAAGCAGTGATAGTTTAAAAATAAATAAACAAACTAACGAAAAGGTTAATGTTAAAGACCCTAAGATCATTGCAAGCAAACAACAACACAAATTAAAACGAAAAGTAGACGATAAACCTTCTGGTAAGTATAAACTATTGTTTGATGAGAAGGTGTTAGATTTAGATCCAATGAAAGATAATTATACAATCCCAGGATATACTATTGGAAAATCTCCAAACAGAACTACAATTTCAAAAGAGGTTAAAAAAATAGATAAAGATTTAAGCTTTGCTGCAATCACTATGTTGTACAACTTAGCAAGGCAAGACTATAACTTAACAAAAAAATAATCACCTTAAGGAATGGATCAAACTATAAAATTATTTGAAATACTTAAAAGAGATGGTTATTACACGCAATCTTTAGAAGAATTTAAAAAACAATTCGAAGATCCTGAATATCAGGATAAAGTTTTTAATGTTATTACGAGAGATCGTTTGTTTACAAAAAGTAAAGAAGATTTTTTAAATCAATATGTCGTAAAAAAAAAAGACAATTCGGACTTACCTTCAGAGGGTGGTTTTTCGGAGTTACCTATATCGGATAATGAAACTATTATACCAGGTAGTGAGGCTAACATAAGCACTACAAACCCTGTTGTTCCAGAGACAGTTATTGACAATACTGCTACTACTAATACAAATCCAGCCACTGCTGACATGATATTCAGAAGGGCGGACTCTCCAAATAATAATGACTATAAAGAAATAAATGTAGCTTATGAACAAAGAGAAGGCGGTAATTTAGAAACTTTAAAAGTTCCTAAAGGTCTATCTAAATTTGAGGAAGCTCTGTTTACTATCAACGAGTATCAAATAGATCAAGAAGAAGAAGAATCTGCAGCACGATTAAACTACTTGTTTAATGATTTTGGATATACGTTTGAACAAGGAGGGGGCGGTATACTTATGGGAATGGATTCTATAACTGTTACAGCTCCTAACAAGAAAAAGAAAAGTTTTAATCTTGATCCTGTCTTTGGAGACTTGTTTGGTGGAGAAACAAGCGTGGCTAAAGAAATGAAAGAATGGATGCGTAACAATCAAACGCAAGCATCCAGGGAACAGAATATTATATTATCAAACGATGATCAATACAGGGTATATT